CTACTACGTTTCCTGACAATACGAATGATGCTGAACCACCGCTTGTAGCAGTAGTTGCGATTCCAACGGAACCTGCACCCTCAGCAGTTGAGCCAGAAGCCCCACCGTCTAATTTAAGACCAGTTCCAGCGTTCAATACTTCGGCATAGTCACCGGCTGCAAATGTATCAGTTGTTAATACAGTTACGATCCCTTTGTAAGGTACCCATGCATAATAACCTGAAGTTACAGCCACTTGAGGAGCAACAACGGTAGCACCACTTGCAGTAGTTGCAGGGGCTTTTGTTGATACTTCCGCACCAGCAGTGTTAACCGCTGACAACTGGTATGGCTGATACTGAGTTAATGCACCATGTGCTTTAACGTACACATATTCTTTTTTAATTGCGTTAGTGTCTGAATTATCAACATATCGTGCGCCTAGCTCATATTTACGTGTGCTAGATGGATTTGTTAAATCATCAGTGTCGATTGAATTTACGTAAGACATTTAGTTTTCTCCTTTCAAAAAATATTAAGATTGTAAAGTTTTGAATACGCCGTTGTAACGTCGCGCTCTACATACTAAGTTGTAAGCCATAAAATGCTGAGAAGTGATGATTGCTTGGTTAGGAATACGTCCGTTGAAATCAACTGGAGCTTTTTTCCCTTCAAAACCATACTTGTATTTCAATGCAAATGTTGGGCTAGACAATACATACAAGAAATTGTCTGCTGTTGAACCATCAGCGCTGCCGGGCGAAAAATCATCGACATACCAATCGATGTTCCGGAATTTACAGCCCGAAAATCCGGCTTTCAAATCGTCTTCACGTGCGAAACGTTGCTGAGACTGTTGAGATGCTAAGAACTTGTCTTGAACGAATGAATTAGAAATCATAACGTCAGGGGCGTATGAACCAACTGCATCACCTGCACCTTGGCCACGTGCAATTAAGGTACCAACAAGAGTATTCAAGTTAGCAAAATTAATTGTGTTAGTGGTTGAATCAATTTCAGTCAACCAAGTGGTTGAATCGGCTAAATCAGTGTTAGTAATTCCACCATAGGCAGTACCAGAGGCAGCTGTTACGTCACCTAGTCCGTTGATTGCTTTACCGTTAGAATCTGAACCGTTACCATGTAATGCTTGTGCATAGGTACGCTTTGCAGTTCCAGCCGCTAAATTAACCTTTTCAACTAAAAGTGATTTGATTGCGTTGCCTGTGTCACCTGTTCTAGCAATGTCATCAAGAGTGATAGATACGTTGTAGTTTTGGTATTTGAAATCAAATTCTGCAAAACTTAATTGCTGAGAAGCTGATAAATCTAATACATCAAACTTACCGTCGATAAATCCATCGGCTTGGTTTTCTGCAATTTGTACAGGTTGCTGGATTTTAGATCCCCCTGAAACATATTCCAAATTTGGTTTTTTAGACATCATGCTACCAAAAGCTGAAGATGTCAAAAATTGATCGGGCATAATCTTATCAAAAGCGTTATGTGCGACCGCTTGAATTTCGTCTAGCTGTGCTGCCGTTAAAGCCATTTTTTTATTCTCCTTTTTTAATCCGGTACAACAGAATCAAGATCTGCTCGCAAATCATAATTTTTTGGAGGATTTGCCCCCGCCGTTGGAACTTTATTGCTACCAGTAACCACACTTGGCGCTGCTTGTGCTTTTTTTAATGCTTGTTGTGATACTTTGGTTGCATGATCTTTTACTACTTTCTCGAATGCTTGGGCTTTAAATGCATCAAACCATAAATGTTTAGGGATTTGTGCTTCATTCATAAAATTAGCAAACTGCTCTTTGTCGTAATTAATGACATATTGCTCGGCTAACTTATCAATTTTGCTAAAAGCCTCATTTTGCTGTTGAGTTTCGTAATGTGACAACGCTTGATTTTCAATCTGTTCTTTCCAAGATAACAAGTCGTTTAACCTGTCATCCTGAATATTAGTTTGTGGCTGTACTTGTTCTTGTTGACCGTTACTGTATTTATTAATAACGCCTAAAAGCTCATTTCCGATTTGTTCATGATTAAACAATTCTTCAATTTGCGTATAGTCGTCTTTGTATTTTTGGAGTTCTTCAACTTGTGATTTATAATCATTAATCTGTTTGTCGAAGTCACCTTGTCTTTTCTCATGATAACGTAATGATTCATACATTTTATTTGGGTCTTTGCCCCAGTGCGATTCAAAACGCTTATCCCCTTCCCATGAATTGTTTATAGACTCGCTTTCAACTTGTCCATTGTCATTGCTCGAAATGTCCACATTATCGCCTTGCCCAAAAGTAACTTGGGTGGCTTCTGGTTGGACTTGCTCCGGTGCAACATCAGCTTGGATGTCTTCTGCCATCGGTTTCCTCCTAAAATATTTTTAAGATAGTATTTTATCGAGTTCAAAAAACGGGTCTGTCTTCATAGCACTATCTGGGTCGTTTTCTGGTAATTGCTTACCCGTTATCCGAACAATGCAAGAATCAAGAGCCATAATTGCCTCTTTAGTACTACCTTTAGCTATAGCGTCTTTGGCTTCCTCTAATTTCGAAACCAATGACATGGGCGTGTAACCGCCAAAATCTTCAAGAGTATATTGTAACTTAGACTCTTTTTCAGTCTTTTCGTTTTCTTTATACTCTTTTTTATCTTCTTTATAATCGTCTTTTTCAGGCTTTGGCCCACCAAATACAATCATAATGCCTTCTTTTTTATCTTTATGCATCTGTTGGCCCTTCAAGAATTTCAATCAATTCATCTTTTTTTAGTCCGCTGTAATCACGATCGGGAAATGCAGTCTTAACTAATGCAATCAATTCATCTTTTTTTAACTTAGTTAAATCAAGAATAGATTCATCAACAACTTCTTCTTTAACTGTTTCAGTCTTTTCAATTTCAATTTTATATTCTTCAAAAAGTTCACAAACCAAACTTTGTGGCAAAATAATTGTCGCTTGATCGAATTTAATTTTGTAATGGGTTTCTTGATATCCCATTTGTCCAGCAGGTAATATGCCATCACAATAAAAGCTTAAATCAATATCTTTTCTAAGCTGTATAGCTTGTCCATATCTTAATTCCATACTGAAATCATATATTCCGAATTTATAAAATGCATTTACTTTTTTTTAACAAAATGTAAAATAAAATTAACAAAATGTTTAAAAAAAGATAATGAACATATAAAATTCTGATTGTATTATATCCGTATGGACAACCCTTTTATTAAATACCTGAATAATTTATTGTCTCAGGCTAAGGCAGGTCATAACACCAAACAACTAAAAAAATATAAACGTTATTATGAAGGTTCGTTTGAGCCTATTACTGGCGTTGATCGAGATGGAAATACAACGCTTGGTAGTGCTGGGCAAGGTAACGCATATTATAACGTTATAAAACCAATTGTTGAGACTAAGGCTACAACCGCTTTGGACGCAATGATTACCACAAATGTAAAACCTGCCAATCTATCACACCAGACTTTTGATAACCTAAAGCAATTAGAATCAATCGCTGATATTCTAAATGATTGTTGGGAAAACATTAAAAGAAGTTCGGAATTACCGAATATATCACAAAAAGTTATGCGTGATGGTTCAATCTATGGTGTAGGGATTGCCAAGGTTATTTGGAATCAGTCAATTAATAATGGTTTAGGAGATATAAGAATAGAGCGTGTTAGTCCATTGGATTTCTACCCTGAACCAACTGCAACAAACATTGAAAACTGTAACTATATATTTGTTAAGCGTGTTATTAGTCGTTTTGATTTAATAAACCAATACAAAAATAAACCTGACATTCTAAAAAAGATTGATAAGTTAAGCTCACCATCGGCAACCATCGACATGGGAGAGCCTACAAACAAGGTTGTTGCTGGGAAGGTAACCGCTGAAGGTGTAACTACCGGTAGTGAAATGTATCTAAATCAAGGTAGTTTAAAGCCTTCTGGAACTGAACATAATATCGAACTATGGGAATGTTACTTAAAAGATGATACGGTGCTTGTTCCTTTGGATGATGAATCAGAGCAAGATCAAGAAATGAAAACCGAGGAAAGGTTTAAATATCCTAACGGACGTTTAATCATTTTTAGTGGTGAGGAAATATTGGAAGATCGGCCAATCGATTATCCTTTTGGTTTCCCATTTGCTACTTATTCACCAACACAAAGCGATTCTCTAATGGGTCAAGGCGATGTTGAGGATTTAATGCAAATACAAGCACGTCTAACCAATGCATACGCAAAACTGCAAGAGTTAATTGTTAAATATAAGTCAATGTTGATTGTTCCCGAAAACTACCGAAGACACTTTCAAGGTAATTTCGATATTATTGGAAGCCAACCGGGTGATCCAATGACACAACCGATGTTGGTTACTAATAAACTCACACAAGATATCCAAATTATGAGACAGCATATACAAGATTTGAAACAGGATGCATACAAGATTGCACGTATCAATGAGATTATGCTTTCAGGTGAACGTCCGACCGGGGTAAACAGTGGCCAAATGGTACGTGATCTGATTGAATCCCCAATGTCATCTATTCGTGAGATGCAACGTAACTTTAAAAACTTCTTAACCGATATTAGTAATAAAGCTGTTGTATTAATCCAGCTATACTATAACCAACCAAGAATCATTCGAATGGCCAGTGGTACACAATTTGCATCAATGGAACCAAACGAGATGGGCGAAATGCAGATCAACATCTATGATCGTGACATGATGACAAACGAATTAATGGCCATTGATACCATTAAATCAGATTTAACTTTAGGCGAGTATGAAGTAGAAATAACCGCTGGAAGTTCATTACCACAATCACAATCGGCAATCGCTGCAACCACCATGCAATTAGCTCAACAAGGAATTTTTGGTGATATCAATAACCCAGACGTTAAAGAATTAATATTAAAAACTTTGGATTACCCAAACTACCGAGCAATTATAAATAAAATAAAAGAAGATCAAGATGAACAAGCGCAAGTGCCATTGCCAGAACCAGATTTTAATGCGTACATCAAAAACGTAAACATGAGTTTAAAAGATATCATTGAATTAATTGGTGTATTGCCTGTGGAACAACAAGTATCGGCAATTAGTACGATAACAGATAGCCTGGGGCTAACAATGCCACAACCGCCAATGCCTGAAATGCCACAACCTGAAATCGCTGACGCTATGGTCCAGGATTCCATTGATAACTATGAAATGCCACAAGTACCTAATTTTATAAATAGTATCGGGTGATGTTGAGTGCGGAAGAGAAGTATAAACGCTATGACAAGCGTACAAATAAGAAAATGGCTGAGTATAACCGTTCCGGTGGTAGTGTTGCTAAGCCTGTTAGGGATGTTAGTAAGGCTAGTCCGTCACGTAAACTAACACGTGGTAAATTCCTATTACGTAAAGCAACACAAATTCTTAAACAAAACCAACCATTGAAAGACAAACAAGGCAGACCAACACCAGCAGCAATGCAATTTAAAAGATGGGATGCTCCCATACCTAGTAATTACGATTCAGTTAGACGATTAAAACAAATCGGTCAAAACATCGTAAAACGCTATAAAAAAGATTAGTTAGGAATTGGCCTACGGATTTAAAAGATATACAAAAAAACAAAGGGTGTAGGCCAAAATATGATTACTCATCTAAATTATACTACGCATTAACATATAGTATCAATTCTTTTCTATTTTTTAATAAATTACTAATTGCATTATAGACTTCAACATCATTTTCTTTTTTAGATATCCCAATACATCCCCTCGTCCCCTCTTTATTTCCGTCAGGATGTATCAATAAGCCTGTGCGATCTGTTTTGAATTGTGGATTGAGTTTAGCTACCCAAGGAAATTTTCTACCTGTATAAGCCTCTGTTTTACCCTTAATCGGCTTCAATTTGTAGCAATCTTCAATTTTGTACATACCCTTTAACAATGCCCCATTCCCATATTTACCGCTGATACATTCCCATTTTTTGTCACCGATGCATAAGTCACCAAGTTTGGTTTTGTTAAACGTATCAACAACATCAAAGATAAGATCGTATTCTAAAGGGGTCGAATTCGACTGGTTTATATTGGATTCCATTTTAGTCGTGGCTATTTTAGAATTCGTTACGTTTTGGTCATTTACCGTTTTTTTTTAGTTTATCGATTGAACCGCCAAGAAAAATACGTAACACATCTTTAAGGCCAAGTGTTGAGACAAGTATTCCTACAATTCCAAATTCAAACCACCATGCAGTGTCATTCAATGCTTTCCATCCTTGCGCCATTGTTGCCTGTGTGGCTGGGATAAACGTTAGAATCATAATGACAAAAAAGCCTAAGATTATAAACTCATCAATGAACGATTCACGCCTATTTTT